CTGCTGCTTATGCTGCTGCTGCTGCTGCTTATGCTGCTGCTTATGCTGCTGCTTATGATGCTGCTTATGCTGCTGCTGCTTATGCTGCTGATGCTGCTGTTTATACTGCTTATGCAAAACATAAATTCTGGCTTAAAGCCTCTGATAAGTTAATCGAATTGATTAAGGAGTGTAAACCATGCGCCAACTAAGCCAAGTAGAATATAGGGAGTTAGTGAGGGAATTGCTTGAAGTTTGCCGGTGGGCTTTAGCTTGCATGAAAAATGAGCATACAAGCCTAACCGAAGAATTAAAAAGGGTACTCAAAAAATGCGAGGGGATATGAACCTAAAATCAACTTGGCAACGTAAAATGGATGCTCAGACTGTAGTCCAATATAGGAAGGTTAGGAAGATACTTAAAGCAGCCGGATACTTACAGCCTAAGATTAAACAAGAGACTGAACAACAGAGAGTCTACAGAGAAGGAAGGGCCTAATGCTTAAATACGATAATGAGATTGACTGGAGCCAGTCTAAAATGCCCAGCTATAGGGGTTTTATACAGGGAATTTTGATTATTTTGGCAATAACGGCCCTGTGCCTTATGACCTGGCTTTTCCTCAAGGCTGATGAAGGTAGTGCGGAGGCTATGGAGCCAGTTTACACTAATAACCAGTACGTCAATGCCATCTTTTGGGCAGAAGGAGGGTATAATGCAAAGTTTTTGTACGGCATCCGTTCCATTAGTTATGAAAATGCAAAGCAAGCTCGGCATATCTGTCTTACTACCATCAAAAATAATAGAAAGCGATTTAAAATATATGGATATAGACAGTATCCACAATTTATACAGTTCCTTGCGAGCCGTTACTGCCCAACTACAAGCCGAAATCTCACGAAGAGCGAGAAGCGTTTGAATGGTAACTGGGAACGTAATGTTGAATTTTATCTTAAATACCCTAAAAAAGTTTAAATGTAAACTTGGTTTCCACAAATTCCTTAAATGTGAAGATATTTATGGTTACAAGTTTTGTGTGCATTGTCTATTATATAAGGATATTAATGCCAAAACTATCTAAGTTTAGATTAGCCATGCGTTCCGCTGCCCAGGCGCATAAGCACAGTTTGAAGCAATTTGGTAAGCCAATGCCAAAGACCGAAGCTATCACGCTCTACAATACAGAAGGTTTTTTTAAATCTATTAAAAAGAGTTTGAAGAAGGATAATAGAGGTCAACATACTAAAGAGGTTAATTGTTACCAATGGTGAGGTGGAAATTATGTCATACTATTTAATAGCAACAATATTTTTAACATCAGGTATATTATTAGGGTATCAGATAAAATCATCAGAATTAAAAAATAAATATATTTTATCGTTATCAGAATTAAGTAAATTATCAGAAGATTCTTTTAATGCAGGTTATAATTTCAAAAATTAACGAAAGGAATCAAATGCCCAAACCAAAACTATCTCAACCAATATCACTAAGAATCACCGAAGCAGAATCGGAATTGCTCTCGAAGTTGATGGAGAAAGGCGTCAAGCAGATTGATTGTTTCCGTCGTGGTCTTAGGGCCTACGAAGCGGATTGTGTCGAGGATTTAACACAAGGAAATGTCTCTTGACAAGGGCTGTTGTTTGAGTATACTAAGAGAATCTTTCCTAAAATACACAGGGCTTAGAACTGATGTTATCTAAATCAAATATCAAGACCGTTGTTGCATAACTGCACCAGCGGTCTTTTTATTTAATGCCCTATGTTCTGGTGTCTAAGCCGCCGGACGTAAGCTGTAAAAAGGCATAGGGCGTTAATTTTTATGCAATCATTCCCAACCATGCAAGAATCCCAAGAAAATAGTAAGTTTATAGAAGATAAATTTAGATGCCTTGCTTGGAGAGTTGCTAATGGGGATATAGGACAATTTAGCTATGGAATGGAAAATAATCAGGTTTACTTTTTTGATAATGGGTATTGGTTAGAATTGAGAGAAATAGAGTTTTTATCCAAAATAGAAAATGGTTTATTAGATACAAAAGGAAATAAAATTCTTACGCACTATGATGTGCAAAGGAGAAAAAAAGTGATAGAGAATTATAAAATCCTGAGTTTTAAATCTATTAATGATTTTAATAAATATCATCTTTTAAATTTTGAAAATTGTATGCTTGACCCCATTGGTCTAAATGTATTGCCGCATGACCCTAAATATTTATCTACAATCCGTATTCCCTATAAATATACACTATTGGCAGAATGTCCTTTATGGATAAAAACAATTAATGAAATATTTGAAAAAGACAATCTTAAAATTAATATTCTTCAGGAATTCTTCGGACAATGTTTAACAAGGGATATAAAACAAGAAAAAGCATTATTATTATTGGGAGAAAGTAGGTCTGGAAAATCCACTATATTAAATACACTTCATAACATGGTGGGGATTAAAAATTGTTCTACAGTTCCATTAAAATATATATTAAACCCAGTTTATACTTCAATGATGATACATAAGTTAATAAATTTTGATAAAGATGTGAGTAAAAAAGCTCAAGACTATGAGGAAGATTTTAAAAAAATTGTAACAGGAGAAGAAGTTACGGCAAATGATAAATACGACGACCCGTTTACATTTAAACCATTTTGTAAAATGGTACTGTCAGCAAACTCATTCCCTCGCATTACAGACCATTCATCTGCTTTGTATAATAGATTGATACTTATACCATGTGAAAGAGTATTTTCTCCAGAAGAACAAAACAGGGATTTAAGGGAACAACTATTAATTGAACTTCCAGGTATTTTAAATTGGGCTTTGGATGGTTTAAAAAGATTAAATAAAAGAGGAATGTTTGAAGAAGTAAATTTTATGAAAAATGCTTTAAAAGAATTAGAGGACGAAAATAATCCGGCAAGTCCATTCTTTTATGACCATCTTGAAATTGAAGAAGGAGCTTTTATTGAAAAAGGTGAATTGTATGATTATTATTATGCTTGGGCTAAAAAAAATGGAATGTACATTCTAAGCTCTGCTTTATTTTCAACGGCATTATTTAAAAAATATTCTGCTCATACCCCTAAAGATACACAACATCCACAAACACGAAAAAGGATATGGAGAGGTATTAAGTATGTGGCAGATAAATCAAGGGAACCTATTAAACAACAAGTTCAATGGCAAGATTAAGCCCCTACCCGATACGGCGCCTATATAACGCTATGAGGGTTGAATGGTGAGAATCCGACTGGGGATTGTGGGCTGTGGCGTGGTAGCCTGACCTGCGGTTTGCAATGAGCAGATAGTGGAACAGCAATCTCCATAATGTGGTGAGATGCCCTGACCCGACCTAAAGGTTGCAGACCAACTGCCAGCCCATAGTAAATTTGTCCTATGATTGCAGACAGAATAATGAATTGGATATGGGGTAGAGGGAATTGGGATAAAAATTCTCCTGCTTATAGATTTTGGAAAAGACAAGTTAAAAGACGTAAAAGGTCTTTGAAATGGTGGAATCAGAATTGTGATAGGTTATCTAAGAAATATGATAATTAAATTTGTCCTACCGACAGAAAAGGAGAGAGAAATGGAATACAAATTGTTTTGGGTATGTGCATTTGAAAAAGAGTTAAAGAAAAAAGATGAGGAAGAAAAATGTCCTAAAATTGTTTTAATGCCAAAGATTGTAATTGCCAAAGATGATAAGTCAGCGGCTATTAAAGCATTGAGGGATGAAGAGTCTTTAAAAACTGTTGATATTGACAGATTGGAGATTGCAGTACGCCCTTTTTAATTTGTCTTAAAGCTGAAGGTACATCACAGGAAGCTATTAAGACGCTCAATGATTATAAACAACAATCTTATGGGAACGGGTTACAGGGATATGGTGGGTTAGGATTAACCGCTCAATCCGTTCCGTTTCAGGCTATGCAACAAGCTAATTATTTTACAGCGGCAAGTTTAAAATAAAATTGTCTGGTAGGACAAAATATTTATGCTCCTCAAATTCCTAATAACCTTTTTCGCTGTGGGGTGTGTGGTTTCCTTATATAAGAGGGACTGGATTATGTTACTCTATTTTTTCGGTGCATTTTGTCTAAATCTTGCGGTGTATCTAAAATGAAATTAGGAAGCCTTTTCAGTGGTTGTGGTGGTATGGACTTAGGACTTGAAAAGGCAGGAATGAGGTGTGTATGGCAAGTGGAAAAAATGCCGTTAGCTTTAAGCCTTTTAACGAGGCATTGGCCAGAAGTCCCGAAACATACGGAGATATTGACATTCTGTGCGGGGGTTGGCCATGTCAAGACAATTCAATCGCTGGCACGAGGAAAGGCCATGCGGGAGAAAAATCAGGCCTCTTCTCGGAGTTTTGCCGAGTGTTGCGAATATTTAATCCACGCTGGTTTATTGGAGAGAATGTTCCAGGGTTATTATCCGTCAATGCCGGAAAAGACTTTTGCCAAGTGCTCTCCATCTTCCAAGACATCGGGTATGGCGTATCGTGGCGAATACTTGATAGTCAATACTTCGGAGTGCCCCAACAACGCCGTCGCCTCTTCATTATCGGATATTTTGGAAACCCATGTCCACCAGAAATATTATTTGAGCCAAAAGGCGATACAGGGAATCATAAGAAGGTCCAAACAATGGGGAAGGTCGGGTTATGTCTTTCTACAAGAGATGGTCAACGGCAAGACCCAAGTACGGAAAACATTGTCGCTTTCTGTCTTGGAACAGATTTACGGGGGCAACCCTATAAACTCCACACAGAAACTCTTTGTGCAACAACAGTCAGAACTCAAGAAGCTGGCAACCGAATACAAGGGAATATTGCTACGACGATTGACCCCGAAGGAAAAGGAACGATTGCAGGGATTGCCAGAAAATTGGACAGTGCCAGAGGAGTTGTTATTGGTAATGCAGTCACAGTCCAAGTTGCGGAATGGATAGGGAAAAGGATAATAAATTATGAAACACAAATACCACCTCAAAAATTCTCTTAGCAAAAAATCCCTCAAGAAACTCCGTATGCAGCCGTTGCCGTTGATGAAATTGGGCGTGGAACCTTGTCCAAATTGTAAAGAAACCATTGCTTTATGTGCTTGTATTAGAAATCTATGTATAAAATGTAATGAACCCGTCGGGAATATTACTTTCACAGTTTGTGATGATTGCTGGGATAAGAAACAACATGATTAGATTAGAAGACATCTGCGACTCAAAAGAGCAGGTAGAGTTGATTAGGTATGCTTGTAAATTATTTAACGCAACTAAACTTTATTTAGTTGAAAAGAAATCCCTTGACAAAAGTAAACCTATGAGTATACTTAAAGGTAAATATGAAAACAAAAATAAACAAACTTAAATGTAAAAGATGTCTACATTTATGGATTCCAAGAAAAATAGAAATTCGTCAATGTCCTAAATGTAAAAGCGCATATTGGGATAAAAATGCCAAAAGGTATATTTAAAAGAACAAAACATCATTTAAGAAATTTTAGAATAAAAGTTTCTGGAGAAAGAAATTGTAATTGGCGAGGAGGTAAATGTATACACACAGATGGATATATTACAATTCTTACTAAAAATAGATATAAAAATGGAAAGAAAAAATATATCTTAGAGCATAGATTAGTAATGCAAGAATATATTGGAAGAAAATTAAATAATAAAGAAGTTGTTCATCATATTAATGGTATTAAGTCAGATAATAGAATTGAAAATTTAAAATTATTTTCTTCCGTTTCAGAACATACAAAACATCATGGTTTTAGAAATGGGAATACAAAAATGAAAAGAAGATGTTTTAAATGCAAAAGAATAAAATTTCTATATTTATTTCCAAAAAATATAGGTAAAACTTTAGATAAAAGTTATTTATGTAAGAAATGTACAAAAATAATTAATGGAATTAAATATAATAATCCAATTTTTAGAGAAAAAATGTTGAAATTAAAAAAACAACAATATTGGAAAAGAAAAAATGCAAAACTTACTTCAAAAACTGCAAACGGCGCTAAGTAGCGTAGAGGGGAACATACTAACTATGAGCCATCCAGACAGTTCCAAAGAATACTATTACAATCAATTCGGACTTCGGCATAAGGACTATAAATTTAAAGACTTCGAGGATTATCTTATGACCGTCTTTGCTGAAGGTGATGGGGCAACGGTACTGGATGATGATTTTCCAGATGCCTATTCTGATTGGACAGAGGATTTGAGTTATGAAGATTATTATCGTTTCGGTACAATTTACGGACGGATAAAACAATATGAACAGAAATAAAGAATACAATAGAGAAGAAGCTAAGAAACTCCTAACCAAAGCTGGTCTAACTTGGGATTCTTTCAATAATGATACCCATTGGAAAGTTAATGGAGTTGACTTATGGCCGACAACTTATAAATGGCTATGTCCTGATACTGGCGCAATAGTCAAGGGCATTGAAAGTCTAATTGAATATATTAAACCTAAAAAAGTAACCGTATTAACCGCTGACCAAATGTTCGAGATAGCCAAGAAAGTTAAACCTATGAGTTTAATGTTAGTTTGTGAAGCATTGCATAAGGCAATATACAAAGGAGAAAATAATGAGCATATTCAAAGAAGCTAAGAATACAGCAGGTTACTTCAAAGGCGGTATATTAGGCTTCCCAGGTGCAGGTAAAACCAAAACGGCCGCACTTATGGCTATCGGATTGCATAAGTACATTAAATCTGATAAGCCAGTTTTTTTCTACGACACCGAAACTGGTAGTAGCTACGTCGAGAAAGACTTTGATGCCGCAGGAATTAAACTCATGCGTGTCCAAAGCCGAGCCTTTACTACCCTTATGACCGCAAGCCTTGAAGCGGAAAAAGAGGGCGGTATTTTCCTTATAGACAGTATCACCCATCCGTGGCGTGAAATCATCACAGCTTTCAAACGTAAACGCAATATCGAAAAAATACAGTTTCAGCATTGGGACGCAATTAAAACGGAATGGAGTCCATTTACCGAGTTTTTCCTTAATAGCAAATGCCATATCATCATGTGTGGCCGTGCTGGTTATGAGTACGATTTTGAAAAGGATGAAGAAGGTAAGAACGAACTTATCAAGACAGGTATTAAGATGAAAACCGAAGGCGAACTTGGCTTCGAGCCATCCTTGTTAATAGAAATGTTCGCTGATAAGGACGTTGACCCTAAAAGTGGTAAAATATTAGGCATTACAAACAAAGCCTTTATCATTAAAGACCGTTTCGGGGAGATTAACGGCCAGACCTTTTCTATGCCCACATTTGAATCATTTTTACCTCACATCAAACACCTTAACATAGGCGGTGAACATGAAGTTATAACCCAAGAAACAAGCCAATCTATATTTGATACAGATAAGAGCGTTGCCCATAGATTGAAGCAACGGGATATTATCTGCGAGAATATTTGGGCAGAGATGCCTCTTAGGTTCAATTCCCGTACAGATGCGGGTAAGAAGGCAGGAGCAGAGTTTCTAAGAGAAACCTTCGGGACTCTATCTCAATTAGAAATAAACAGTTTATCGAATGAGATTTTAACAGCAGGATTGACTAAACTCAAAGCATTACCAATTTTAACCACAGAGGGGGCTAAATGAAACACACAACAGAAACAGGACGTACACTCGTACCAGAAGGTCATTATGTCGCTATGATTAACAATGTTAAGGAAAAAACGGTTAAAGAGTTTATTCTCTATGACTGGTCATTCGAGGCAGAAGTTGATGGTAAAGCCTTTTATTTTGGACTATCCATGTTTTCAAGCCAAATGGGTGATTTGCTCCGTGCTTTAGGGTGTACAGAAACTACTAAGAACAAATTTGACTGGGATGATGAACAGGTCATTGGCAATACCATTGAATTTAATATCTGCCACGTTGCGGATAAAAAGGGTGTTATCCGTGAGCAATTATCGGATATTAAACTTTTGACAGCACCTTCTAAACAACAAAAAGAAGAAGTGGTTTGGGGCGACGACAACATCGGCGGGACGGGAACCAATGCTTGAGCGAGATTTACAAAAATCCTGCCTCAACCGTCTCGCACTTTGGGAACTAAAGAAAGTGGTCATATACTATCTTGACCTTTCCCAATTTGGTGTCCGTTACATCAGAGGTAGGTACATCAAACGAACTAAAAAAGGATTACCCGATATTGTAGCTTACGTTAAATACAATGGTGTTTGTGCCATCTGTTTTTTTGAGCTTAAAACTTTAACTAAGCAATCAGACCATCAAATTGCTTTTATGAATAAATTTAAGGATATAACTAATGTCTGGTACGACATCATCACTGAACCTGCACAGGTAGACGATAGAATTGAAGACGTTACGGGCTTCTACGCCTCACAGCTAAGAGAAATGTCCAATGGAATCAATTAGAGAACAATTTAAAAAAGCATTAAATGAAATTGATAAGTCTGGAAATAAAAATTGTATTAATTGTTCATTCTGTAAAAAGCCGGGAAAATTTGCTAAATGTGAAGTAATGTATTTGTCAGAAAATGGATATATTCTAAAACCTCTTAAAGATCATACAGGATTTGGATATGGGGATAGCGCATATATATCTTTATTAATTGAAAATGGAGATTTTCCAAATAAGAATGGTAATTGCCAACATTATAAAAAAATCTGGTGGAAATTTTGGATTAAAAACGGAGGATAATATGACCGGCTGGTATCTTAAAAATATCCACAAACACATTTGCTTGAAAGAAATTAATAACGAACAGTATTATGTACGCACTTGTAAGGCGTGTAAAGAGAGGGATAGGTTGGCGAAGGCGAGGAAGGAATTAGAGGACATGATGAGAATGAGTATCTCTTGGGATTCTGATTGTATTTTATTATAGATAGAGGCTACCGCCTGTGCACGAGGCACTTAATATCGGGCAAGATTTGGTCAGTCCCTTGTTTATAGGAGTAGAAAATGACGCGTCGAGAGAAGTTAGCAAGACAATTAATGTCGATATATTGGGGTGAAGATATGTCAGATAACCCCACGTCATTAACTGTTCACGCTTTAAAGCTTGCTGATTGGGTTATCGAAGACCGCAAGCGTATTGTTGAGCCGTTGGTTAACTATAGAGAAGGAAAGTCCATGGGCATAACATGTGATTCAACATGGGCCATAGACGAAACCCTCAAAAAAGCAGGAGTATCCAATGCCTAAGCTGTCGGAAGTGAAGTCGTTGATGCCGGAGAAGAAGGAAATATTCCTAAACCATAGTGCACCTCAACTACATGAATGCAAAGGTTTTAATGAAGCCATCGACAAAATCTCTTCCCGTCGTCTCAGCGTGGAGATAGATGAGCAAGCTATCGCCGACATATGCACCAGAGTCTTTTTGGATTATTGGAACCGCTACAAATCTAATCCAAGTGGCGACGTGTTTGCCAAAGCCATCATCGCCTCCAAAGACCAGATAACGGAGATTAGGTATTGTCCATGAAACGTAGTAAAGCCTTGCGTATATATTTTTTAATTCGCCCAAAATCTCGTCAGATTGTCTCATGGTTAATGAAATGGAATACCAAAAAGACAGTCAAAGAGAACGCAAGCATATTAGGTGTAAGAAAAAATACGGTAAATCTTTTTGCGATTTTACATAAATTGAATTACAAAGGTAAGCGTGGCAAGATTGCAAAGTATCAACATTGGAAATCTAAAGATTAGATATTGTCCATCAACAGAAAAAGGGTAGTGCATGATTGACATAATTATCTCTTTTGCTTGCGGACAAAAACTTTATGTCCAGTGGCGTGGTAGCCTGACAGGAAGTACAGCTCACAACTGCACCATGTTGCAGACCAACTGCCTGGACAGAAACTTTGGAGGATAGGAAATGCCTGATGATTATCAAATAACTGGACTAATAGTTGTGTTTTTTATTACCGCTGTAACAATAATGTTGTGTATAGCAATTTTTTTGAAAGGATAGGAAATGGAAAGAAATATCTGTCAAGACGATTGGCATCTTGGATGGGATGGTTTAGTTGAAAAATATGGTAAAGAAGAATCTGAAAAAAGATATAGATTTTATAGGACGTGTCCTACTTGTGGTGAGAAAATAATACCAGGAGATTAACTACAGAAAATACAAATGAGATGCTACTGGACCAACAGCGTAAATTGCAAGTATTGCGGTTTCACAAACCGTTACTTCATCATCCGACAAGACAAAAAGAAAGGCCGCATTGTCATATCCCATACAAAAGTTTGCAAGGAGTGTTACGCTGAGTTGATGCGAAAATGTGGGGCCAAGTACAGACAAACTGAAAAGTACAAAAAAGTATCTACAGCCTACAGGTTAAATCATATAGAAACTTATCGAATATCAAGTATGCTGTCAAATAGAAGGCTAAGGGTAAGAAGGCGTGAAAAGAAACGTCTTGAGAAACTAAGACAACAGATGGCCGGAAAGGTTCTTATATGAAAATAATTTTAACCGAAATAGTCATATCGATTTTCGTTTTAGCAGGAATGTTATTCTTAGCTTATACCGATACAAACGCTTACCCTCAAGAAATATCTGTCAAGGAACATCCTGCAACAGAACGTAATGTAGCTATATTCCATGACCTTACATCAGCCCAACATTGGGCCAATGAGATGCATGGACAGATCGTTAAGGGAGAGAATGAGACTTATCTTGTGGTCTATAACGAAACCGCTTGGGAAAGTACTCCGGCTGATTGGAGGGATAAATGATGAGTTCTCTTCAAAGACAGCTTTACTGGACTTGGGTAGCAATCGCATTTGTGTTTGCAGTGGCTTGGTTTAACTCGGACAAGATTCAATATAGGATGTTTGATGATAAAATAGTGATGGATAAATACGCAGAATTAAAACAAGAGTTAGATACCAAAGCTGATATTAATAAAATCAAACCCTCCGCTTTTAAAAAGAAGAAAAAAAACATTGGTTGTTTTAATCACATAGCTCTTGTTCACAGTCAGCCTTAACAAAAATCTGATAAAACCCGTACCAGACCCCACCGAATACAGCTACAGCTAATATAATTAAAATGAATTTCTTCATAAAACAACCCCTTCATCTCCTGCCCATACCCCAACCACAGTAAATATTGTAGGATTATTCTTAACTGCCATGTCGATGTCGTCAGGGGAAGCATTGTTTGGTATTAAAGCTATGCATCCAGCATCTATGGGTTTTAAATATTGAGTTAATTGCTTGACAGTGAAAAGAGATATTTCTGAACAGTCATAAGTTCCAGGAAGCCTAATCCAAGGTAATCCAATAGCACGTCCTATGATGTTTCCAAAGTCATAGATTTTCTTGTACCATGGCTGGGCTAACCTATTAAGAATTGCTGATCGGAAAGCAATGTTGAAAGTTTCAGTGGCGTTGGTAATCTTAATGAATTTAAGTTGACCACCTTGCTTCAGGTACTTGTCCATAGGAATTTCATGGTATCCCCCAAAGTCTTGGGTTATGAATTTACCAGGATTTATGGCCTGCATACAGTGGTCATAGTTAGATTTGGTTCGCCAATCAATAAGAAACGAGACCAAATCGGTGGCTTGATTGCTCAAGACAAAATGAAACGGCATATCAGATTCGGTGAAGGTTCGAGGGTCTTTTATTGAGGTCATATTATTTACTCGGTGTATAGGTTAAGGTCCCTGGGCCTGGTATTGACATTTTACCATTCTGCTGCTGGCTATAAGCGGCTGTAATGGTAGCCAAGGCCGCATAATCTGGCTTAGGACAGTTCATCCCAAAGCACCCAATATGGCACGCTATTACATCACCATCCGCTTTACCTCCCACATAGGGAATTGTGACTTCATTCCCCTGAACATGACCACACATTGAGTTCATACCAACAGAGGCGCAACCACTTACGATAAAACCTATTACTAAGATTAAAGCATTGACTCTATTCATGGTTTCACCTCTGTTGGAACAACTGTTGTAGAAGCAACTGTGGTGCTTGTGTTTAATGGGACTGATGGCTTTTGGCCAAAATAGAACCCAAGAACTAAAAAAGCCAAGTCTTTTAGCGTTAGAAGGTCTTTATTCCAGCAGGCAACTCCGCAGGCTGAAACCACAATGATAAACGCTAAAATAGAACGAATAGAAACCCCCCTAATATTTGATTCATTCATAAATCCCCCTTATGCCGCATGAACATTTTTCAATTACCTACATGAAAATGACTGCTTCCCATAACTCCTAAAGACTGCAACAACAGAAGCACAGCTATAACTACGATAAGCACCCTAACGACGTTTATCAATACTGGAACTTTGTTTAGCTGGTCGTTTGCCCAGTAGCAGAGGCCAACAACTACGATAATCACAATTATTTGGATAATGTCTATGTTCATTATGCACCCCCTTATTTTGTGCCTCCATCAACCTTCTCTTTTAACCGATCGTGTTTAACCCAAAGAGTCTCTATTTGTTTTTCTATTACCCCCATTTCTCTTGCTATGTCTTCTTTTCTTGCATAAAGCATATTGTTGTCTGTAATGGCTTTGACCAAATCTTTAAGAGTTTTAAGTTGCTCAGTTGTTGTAGCAGCCCACCAAATAAATCCGAATGTGGTAATCAAGATATATCCTATTATTGCCCATAATATTTCTATTGGTAGTTGAATTAACATTTAATTTTATTTCTCATTTGGTGGACATGTGATATAATTTAATATATGGAGACTTGGAAAATAATTAAAAATTGGCAAGACTATAAAATAAGCTCTCTGGGAAGGATAAAAAGGATTACCCCTGAAAATAGCACAAAAATTGGCTATATTCTCAAACCCATAAAACATTATAGAGGATATTTTCAATAAATCTTTCTAAAGGATACATTAGAAAAACAATTCTTATTCATAAATTGGTAGCAGAAAATTTTATTGGTAAAAGACCAAAAGGTTATGAAATTAATCATAAAGATGGTAAAAAATCTAATAATCGTTTGAATAATCTTGAATGGGTTACTCCTAAAGAAAACTACCACCATGCTGTTAAACTTGGACTTATGCCACATCGTAAAACAAGAATTTAATATTGCCTCCCACGGGATATTCATATGGTGAGTAGCCATCCTCGCTCTTTGTAGGGCGTTGCCTTATTATTAGACAAGGCTCTCACCTTTAAAGGTATTTCACAGGCATAAAATTCGCTTCCAACACGTTCAACGCCTTTTATCCCCAACCTTCGATAATTGCTGATGATTCTAAGTGCCAAGTTACTACGCTCCCATTGATGATAAAAAAATGCCTTCTGTCTAAAATCAGTTTCAACATCATAGAGGTATCCTATTTTTGCTACGTATGATTCAAGCTGTCTACGTTGGGGCTCAACCCATTTTTGTTTATTAGCCCAGGACAAAGCCTCTTCTTTCGAAGCAAACCTGGGGATGTCGTAAACAAATTCCCTGCCGGACATAGCCAAATCACCTGCTCCCATGGTGAAATCTACACCTGCATAAACAAGACCAGAGGCTTGGAATGACATCAACATCCCCAAAATGAGCATGGCCTTAAATAGCATTTATCGTCCCTTAATATCCTAATCTTGCATTTCTTATCATGGCATTTCTGATAATCACATTCCCAACAGAACCAGTGTAAGCATAAAGCTGCGCCACATCCGCCGCTGACAAAGCACGGTTGTAGACGCGAGCGTCGTCGATGATGCCTGGGAAGTATCTATTATTTGATGCACTATTTCCTATTCTAAATGCGTCGGTGTCATTATCTGTTTGCGCGGGAATTGTACCTGCATAAGTAAGCGATCTAGACGCACCATTTATATAGCATTTTAATCTTGCATTTCCTGATTGAGAACCATCAAAAACTTCAACAATATGCACCCATGTATTATTCGCCAGTACTCCATTTGCAGTATACCCATAAGCATCTGCGCCATTATTCTGTAGACCACATATAAGAGCAGTACTATTACTACCCCCTATACCAGTAGTGCTTGTCTCTATAGCCCATCCTTTGGCATCGACGGTAGAAAATTTACTCACCATAACTTGCAAGTTTGCAAGTGCGGAGGGTTTTACCCACGCTGAAACTGTTAAAGCAGCCATTGAGTTAAATGCTGTAATATTTCCACCATCCACATATTGAGTACTCCCATCAAAACTCATAGCACCAGCCCCAATTTTCCCAGCCACATAGGTAGGACTATTTGTACAAGTACCCGTATTCCCTTGCCCGCTGGAATCCGGCGTTGTGCCTGAACACGTACCGGACGTCGCTTCATCAAATTTCCACCAGCCCACTAAGCCGGTAGTTATATCCGCATGGGCTATCGAAGGTAAAATAAATAATAAGAGTAAAAGTAATTTTTTCATTTAGCAGTTGCCTGTAAGGTTGTCAATTGTGTTGTCTGAGAATTAAGTTGTGCTGTGGTTGAATCAATTTGAGCCTGAACAGTTATGGCTTGGGCTTTATTATTTTGCAAAGTCTGAATCTGATTTTGCAAACTACTCACGGCATCTGATTTTACTTGTAAGGCTGCCAATTGCATCGCCAAAGGATCGGTGTTATAAGTTGATTGAACAGTTGCCAATTGATTGTTTAAATCTGCTATCTTTGCATCAAAAGCCGTGGTGTCTAACATAATATCCCCCTTTTTATTCTATACATAGCCATGTGATCGTATCACCTGACATAGATGTTGTTGATGTTACGGTTATTTTTGTTGTTGTTTGAGAATTTTTTATTCCGAGAATATTGGTATCATCTTGAGTTTCGCATATAGGAGCCCTCCCAAAAGGAACATTAAAAGTCACTGCACAACTTGTAACAGTCAATGTCCCAACAACTACTTGACCTTTCAAATCTGTGCTTCCAGCATTGACAGTCCCTTGCGCAGTAGACCCGCAATCATTACTTGCCACAGTGGGAGCCGTTCCAGTAGAACCAAGATGGGCGTTTCCTCCTAAAGTTAATGCACTTTGAGGAGAAATAGTCCCTATTCCAACATTACTCCCGACAATATCAAACTTCTGTAGTCCAACTTCGAATATACCCGTTGGTAAATATGTCCCAATCCCCACATTGCCTTGTATTGCCAATCCATTCGTAGGTGCTGCAAAATATCCTGCATTAGTCGTTCCTATGGAAACCGAACCAGCCACATCAAGGCCATTTTTAGGAGCCAGTGACGTACCAATCCCAACATTACCATCAAACTCTGCATTGCCTGAATTAACCGAACGAATCGTACCCATAACATCAAGCGTTTGGCCTGGGCTTGCCGAATTTATACCGATATTATTACCCGCCGCATTGCCTGTGAATATCAAAGACGCCGTAGGTGATACCGCTGTGGTGCTTGTGGCGTAGTAAGCTGCGTCTGTGGCAGTACCTGTATTAACTGTCCCTGAACCTCCACCACTTGCCGCCTGCCACGTTCCGCCGCCTCCGCCATCGCTTGTTAAGACCTTTCCTGAACCGGCACCCGCAGTCAAAACAAAACCTGTTAGACGTAATGAACCTGCTACGTCAAGTAATTGACCAGGCGTAGCAGAACCTATACCTATATTCGTACCATTAGAAATTAAATTAGAAGTCCCTACCAGCGTATCACCCGCGGAAGCTGCATACGGTACTTGACCTGCTGAAAGTTGAGGAACTGCCCCTGGGCCTACAAAGTTAAGCGCTCTGACCGTTCCTTGGACATCTAAAATTTGACCTGGCGTGGCGCTTCCTATACCAACATTACCACTGACCAATAAACCATTAGCCGGAGCTGAATTAACCCCTGCATATGACCCTATGGCCGCATTACCATTAACATCGAGATTATTGACATTCGTGTTCGTTGTCACTCCAATCGCTCCGTTGGCGTAGATGACCGTATTCGTGGATGGCGGACTATAAGAAATTATCACAATTCCTGAACCACCATTGCCTCCGCTTCCTGACGAACCGTTGCTGTTTCCCGCACCACCACCGCCACCACCCGTATTGGCCGTAGCATTACTTGCTGTGCCACCGTTTGCTCCTCCCGCACTCCCTCCACATGTTGCTGTGCCCCCTGTAGCTCCCGTATAAGCACCTCCACCGCCACCACCTGCATAACAAACAGATGAACCACTTATAGAGCTCGACAAGCCTGTGCCACCTGCACCTGCTGGCCCGGAACCACCACTAGCTGCCGAAGTACCACCAACCGCACCAGCACCACCACCACCGCCACCACCATACCCATTGGAATCGCCAGAACCTCCATTATTTCCTTGACCAGCAGTTCCTGTGCCTGGAGCATGTGTACCAACAGAACCGCCTCCTGAGCCTCCATTCCCACCAGTTGAAGCATTGAGCCCTTGACCCCCACCACCTCCTGTTGCCGTAGCAATACCAGTAAATACTGAATTATTACCCGCACTTCCATTAGTATTATCTGTGGTCGATCCTCCACCACCGGCGCCAACAGTAATTGTATATGAGGAATTAGCGGTTACTAATGCGGTTCCTGTCAAATAACCACCCGCGCCGCCAGCACCAGGAGTCACTCCATTAGCTACATTTCTACCACCACCACCACCACCAGCAACAACTAAATACGTAACAGTTACATTCTGGTTAGGAGCAACGAATGTACCACTTGAATTGAAAGTATGGATAGTGTTTCCGCCGCTTGTTGTAATCGTTCCACCAGTACCAGGCGTAAAAGAACTGTTAAATTGTGCATAATTTACTGAGTTAAATAGAGAGTCACCTTGGACTTGAAGTAGTTTTGTGACTAAAGCAGTACCAATACCAACATTACCAGGCCCAGTGACTTCAAAAGAGTTTGCCTTAACAGTCCCTTGAACATCAAGAAGATTGATACCATTGGTTGTGCCTATTCCGACATTCGTGCCATTCATTGAGAAGACTTGTTCTTTACCAGCAAACGTCGAAGAACCGCTGTTGTACTGGACGGCATTTGTGCCTCCAGCTGCGGAACCTCCAGCATTATGACAAGACCCATCCGCACCAAGGTACTGCGTTCCCGAACAGGTAGAAAACAACCCCACAATTCCTGCTGCCGTATTAGCGGTTCCTGACGCTACATGATTGCCATTAGAGTCAATTGAAACAAAATTACCATTTGTCTGTGAACCTGTGGTAGTTGCAAATTCAGTAGTGTTTCCTGAATAAGTGCCAGAGGCTAATTGTTTTGTGGCAGTTGTTATTACTGGTACGGAAGCCGTAAGTCCTGTATCAATCAACTGCGTACTGCGGATGGTTCCGGTTACATCGAGGATTTGGCCTGGAGTTGCGGAGCCGATGCCGACGTTAGGAGCGACAAAAATAAACCCCGCATTGCCACCAAAAGAACCGCCATTATTATACTGGACAGAATTGGTAGGAGCAGAGGGTGTCCCCCCGCCTCCTCCAGGAATTGTACAAGTACCATCTCCGTTATCTGTAGGTGCAGTAGAGGTCTTTAATTGCCATCCGTAGCAAGCACTTGTACCGTCGGTTTTGGCAATACTAACAAACCCCTTATCGTTTTGGGTTTGGGCGTAAGAGGTAGGAATAAATAATATTAAACTAAATAAGGTACGAAACCATAATCGTGCCACTTGTAGACCCCACTCTAATAGCTTGAAAATTAAGCATTTGATTATAACCTTCTAAAAGTAACGAGGACATAGGATTTAAAATATGACCTGTTGTGGACGTTGGCGCAACTCCATCAAGACGGTAACGAATTTGAGCAGATTCACAGGTGATAAAACACCTTTTTTGTCTAGGAGAGGTATTAAAATTTGAATTAGTTAACCCTACAGCAGTATTAGCTACTGTTATAGTTTCAAATGCAGTTGCGCTATATTTTCCTATGTCAAATTGACGGGCGTCTATCATAGTAAGTTTATCCCCATTTTCTTTAACTCTTCATTTTTCTTAACCGCTTCATTCAAACTTTCAGGGAACACTTCCATATCATAGGTTTCAATTTTTTTGCTTATTTCTGTTATTTTCTTAATCGCTTCATCAATGGTATTCCCAACCGCCACAATAGCTCCAACGCCTAATCCTAAATGTGATGGTATAACGTAATGTTCCTTATCAATAATGCACAAATTCCTGAATTTTACGTTATCTGCTATTTCTTTAGGGAAGTCTATCGCTTGCCAATCATTATCAGCCCATTCAGAGGCTATAAGAAGTTCAACTCCGTATTTAGCCAATGGTATAGGTTCAATAACCTTACCTTCCGCACCAAACCAGAATATGTCAGCTAAATTGGTATACATCAGTTGAATTAAGTCCCCAGGAGGGCTTCCAAAGCGACAAAGAGGGTCAATTACCCAAGGAATACCGTCTTTTTTAATACGAACCTCATTACAGAACCAGTTTTTATAGCCGTATTTCTTCAATGTAGGGGACATTTTATTGTTTACGTCAATAATCTGCTTGGGCATATCTTTGTAATCTTTGAATACTCCGACGTATCCCTTTGCTTTGGTTTCAATTCCAGCAAGGCATTTTTTAGGGAAATTACCATCTACTGTAAAGCCATCGAATCCAATTTCTACTGCATCGTCAATACTGTCCTCTACGATAAATTCTTTAATTTTTTTTACCGCCCCTAAATCTCTTTCAAGTTTATCCAGTCTTGGTTCTATATTCTTGTAATTGGGACTGTGAAAAGTTTCCATGTCCCCGCGTGTCGTCGAGATTTTTACCCATACGTTGTCTTTGGCTTTTAGGTAGTTTCTTAACTTGTCGAGGCCGATAATGACTTCGTATTTACCTACATTTAATCCTATTTTTTTAAGGTATTCTTTGCTTTCTTTCCGATGAAGCTCTAACTCCTCACCTAATCGGCTTCCCCATACTCTTTTACCTTGATTCTGTAATTCTAACTGTAAACTTCCATAGTAAACGTCTGGAAATATCCAGAGGTCTACTTCTTCTTTAATTTCCCAAATATCGTTACAACGGGTAACACCTGGGATGCCGAAGCCTGGAAGCATAGTATTACTCTTGGGGAACGCACCGACCCATGCGGTGTGATACCAAGTCGTGCCGAAACTTTTCCCAAGAGTTTCTGCCAGCGACGGGAACAATCCGTTATCTACCACACAACATTTGAGTTTAGAATAGTCTTTTATCATTTTTCTTAGGTATCTATCACCTCTCCCATCCTATCCTCAAATTCATCTACATAGACACCTAATGGTTCGTACAATAATTCCTCTACCTGTAGGGCGATTGCATGTTGCTCGAAATATGGTGCTTTAGGGTCAAGTCCTGGTTCTTCCAAACTTAATCCATACGGGGACATATCGAAGTCGTCGATTTCATTTATAGTTATTCCTCTATATTTACAAAGCAACGCTTCTACGAGTTCATGGACATAAACTATAGCCTCAAAAACCCAGTTATTAAGATTAGAAACTCTAATTTGTAAATTTCCTTCTTCGTCATACCAATAATCCCCAACGGTTTTATAACGCTGTTCCTTCTGTGGGATTGTCTTGATGGATATGTTCATTTGTGGTATACTCCTTGTATGATTATCTTCCTAATAATCTTCTTCATGGCAGTCATTATCTACAAAAATTAAGGATTCTTCATTCCTGAATATATTTCTCGATGAAGGAAATATTTAATCGTATTAGCCAATCCTCCACCTATTGTAGCCACTCCCAAAATACCTAATTTAAGTTGTCTTGTTTTATATTTATGAGCCAATCTGTTTACCGCTTGGTCTATATTATGTGCTTTAACATCACGCATCCGTTTTAATTTCCATACTTCATTTGCGGCATCTGAACGAATTTGTTTAATTGCTTCATTACTTGCATTTTGTATCATTTCTTTATGACCTGGGATAACATCTAACCTTTTATTAAGACCACGAATCCTACCTTCAACCTGTCTCCCAATAGTAGCGTTTAAATCCGTCATTAGCCTTTGTTCGCTGGCATCCGCAGTACCACCTACTTTTGACAATGTTCCAGTTGCGACATCATATTTACCAGAAAAAGGTTTTAACCTATCATTTACAGCACTTTTTAATTCTAAGAAAGGAGCATATTCTCTATCTAATTTCTTTAATGGTTCTGGTGTATATTTAGAAAAAACATCCGATGCTTCGGATTGTAATTTTTCATCACTTCCCCACTGTTGACCATATTTAGGAGTAGATGGCCTAATGTATTGTTTATGAGATATTAAATCTTCCACAGAAATAGTGCCTTTTGGTTCTACCGTCTGTATAATTGGCTTTCCACCTTCCCCAAGAATAGGTGATTGACTGACAACTGGTTCAGTACCTTTCTTTAAATCCTTGTAAATACCTAATACTTTACTTTCAGCAGGGGTTAAAGGGACATCTGTTTCTACCAAACCTTTAACGGGGTCTCTTTTTAACACCCTGAATTTAAGCAAGACATTCTCTAAATCGCTCGTTACTTTACCAACTGGAATATTTTTTTCTGATTCTGACATTACTCCTAAAATATTTTTCTGCTTAGAAGCGTATTCTTCTGATTTTTGTGCATATAATTTAGGTAAATCTCTCTGCAAATTAAGACCCTGTTGGTCAGCTTCTTTAGCAATTTCACCTTTTAGTTTAGAACTTAATTCATCAAAACCTTTATTAACATCTTCTTGTTTAGCTTGGATATTATTTGCTTGTGATTTAGCGGTATCAGATATTTTCTTTGCTTGTTGAGAAGTTGATTGTTTTAAAGCGAATTTCTGTTCACCAGCCGCTATTCTTGCCCTTGCTTCTCCGGTAAAAGCGTCTTTAACGTAATTTATACCTTTACCAACATTCTTAATTCCACCTCTTACTAGACTAGGTGTCGCTTTAGCTAAATCAACCGCTGCCCTTGCCCCACCAGGGTACAAAGCAATGTCCATAGCCTCACCACCGACATTAGCTGCAACAGGGGGAACATTGGCTTGTCTAAGAATTTGTTTATAATCAGGTGAAGATTGACCTGTAACTACTTTTCCTAAATCAGGAATAATGTTTTGAGGTGTTTTTTGTTGAATATTTGATGCTATGGAAGCAGGTATGGTTGTAGGTAATGCCAAAGTCCTCATTGGGTCTGCTGTCTGTGCTAATCCTCTTGCCAATATCGAAAATGGCTGATTCTGCATTTGTGCAACACGAACATCTTTCTGTGCCGCTTGTAACGCCGGAGACTTAGCCCCTCCTCGATACTGAGGTTGATTAAAAGCCTTTACTGCCTCTACAGTAGTTCCTTCAGAAGCAATGTATCCATCAATATCTTCCATAGGAGCGTTCATAGAAGCCATTTTAGCTACATTGGCTTTTATTCTTGTCATATCTATTGTTGGCATATTATTGTAATCCGTATTTAGACTTGTAATCTGTTGTTCCTGAATTACTGACTTGCTGACCACCCGTAATACCCTGCAATCTTTTCATAACATTAGTAGCCGCCGTAATACGATTATTTGCATCAATCCTCATAGAACCATCCTGGGGGTCTAATAATGCTTTCATCTGCGCATCTGATTGAAAACCATTAACTAAATCTTGAGATTCCTTACGAGCCGCATCAGATAATGCCTGTCCTGATAAAGTAGGGTTCTGTAGACGAGCATATCCGTTAGCCACCGTATTAACCGCTTGCAATATCTGAGTTGCTTTAGGATTACCTTGAATTTCATTAGCACCTGATACTAATGCTTTATTCAATAAAGGTATTGTTGACCTATCAAAATTCTTTGAAAGGCTTAAAAGATAATCTGAATTTAATTCAAAATCTTGATGGAAAGAATCAAGATTATTGAAATTCTTAGCGAAAGCACCTGCCCCCATTTTAGTAACAGCAAAATCCATATCAGCTTTAGCAGGATTATAATTTTTATCAATTTGCATAGATTTATCTATAACTGCCTGTTTTTGTTTTGAAAAACCACTAAGCTGTGAAGGGACTTCTCTCCCATCAACCAATGCTTGTGCGGCAACCGTTATATCATCTTGTGATAATCCTTGTTTTATAGGTTTAAATTTACTATTCTTAGGAATTGAATAAATTATTTTCCCACTATCAGGGTCAATAATAGCAGTTGTCTTTCCAACAGATTTTATTGGAAGAGGCTTACCACTTGAATCTTGAAGTCCTTGAACACTAAAAGAACCTTGTTCACCAGGTTGCGCTACCTGTGTTTCACCAGACATCAACCCTTTAACCCCGAGTAGCTGAGTTTCTTGTGATGTTTGTGCCTGTGCTGCGTCTTTGGCTTGTAGATTTTTGACTACTTCGGCCAAAGCAGCACCTAAACCAGCTTTTTTACCACCTATAGCATAGCCAGTTTTAAGACCTTGATTAAAATTCTCTCCAAGATTACCAATATTATCTGCCATCACTTACTCCTTATGCTGCCGCTGGTGCTGGCGTATTCACACCTAATAAATTAACAGTTGTCGTCGGAGAAGGATTAACTCCTAATCCTTTAGATAATAAATTACCACTTAATGTACCAAGAGTTGTTCGTAAAGATTGAATATCAGCTACGGAAGCGCCGTATTGAGTTGCAGCTTCTTGAACACTCAACCCTGTAAGGCCAGCCAAATCCTGCATTGTGCTACTATCAACCCCCAACGACTGTTGAATAGCACTCATCTGCTCTTGCTGTCCAGCCAAATATCTTGTCTGATTTTCTTGAGCTACAATCTGGTTCTTTTGGTCTGCTGTATTTTGAATTAATTGATTAAGCTCATTTTGATATTCACCTGACCCTAATTGACCAACAGAATTAAATGAAGCATCCAACTGTGCCTTAGCATTTGTAAAATTCTGGTCAATCGTTGCGAATGTAGAAGCGAAGTACGGGTCATTCGCTGCCAAAGCAGGATTTAATGAAGATGGTGGAGTATTAACTATATTTTGCAAAGCAGATTGAGCAGATGCCCCTAACGGGGTCACTGCGCCACCTTTCATTTCATTCTGGATAGCAGCTTGTAAAGCTGTTTGGTCAGGTGGAGTTTGTAATGTAGGAGAACCAAGCAAAGAAGACGCTCCCAATGTAGCAGCCCCTAATGCCAAAGGATTTTTAAGCAATCCACTCAAAGGAGAAGCTGCTGCGGGTGTTGCTGCTGCCGGAGTTGTTGCTGCGGCAGGTGTATTTCCTAAAACATTAGCCCCTGGAGTTGCAGCCGTAGTTATACCTGCACCTGCTTGTGGTGTCTGTTGTGCCACCGTAGAAGGTAATCCAGTTATAGGGTCAACGGTGGTTGAAGGCAATCCTGACTGTAATGGTTGTCCCAGGACATTCCCTTGTTGACTATTTAGCAAAGTCATAGCCGGAGAATTTGTTCCACCAACACCCGTACTTCCACCTAATCCACCGCTTGAAGGTTGAATAAGGCTTGCTATTGGCGCAGTAGATGTAGGAAGGCTTGGAGTAGCAGCGTTAAAGGCATTGGTAACGTTACCTAATAATGGAACACCTGAACCTGCTACACCTGTCCCTGAAGCTGCACCTAATGTCAATCCAGGTGTAGCAGCCTCACCAGCAGCCACACCAGGGGTAGCCAATGCGCTTGGAGCCAACGAAGCGGCGGTTGTAGGCACACCAGCAGCCCCAAATGAAGCACCACCTAACCCAGTAGCAGCGTTTAAAGCACCACCAGCACCGAAGCCTGGGATGCCGCTTACAAAAGTATTTAAACCACTACCAGCACCAGATACTAAACCGCTTCCGGCTGCACTTAATCCGCCAGAAGCAAGACCTTCTGCCCCACCTAATAATGCGCCTCCAAGTCCAGCACCAACACCACCAACTCCAAATCCTTTTAAAGCACCTCCAAGTATATTTCCACCCTGAATACCATTTTGTATTGCTCCACCAGCAGCAGCAGCTAAAGGTAAATATCCCAATGAAGCTCCACCCGTAAAAGGAGCCAAAGCCACAGCAGCCACATCACCTAAAATACCTCCAAGACCACCGCCTCCAAAAACTTGACTAAAAAAGTTAGAACCAGATTTATAGTAAATTCCGTCGAGGTCAGGGGCTTCCCCATGATGCTTTTCCATCAAGTGATTAACTTCGTGCGTCAAAGTTCCAATATCAATTTCTTTAACTCCTGTTTCACGAACAAAAGCTAAACCTTTTTCGGGGTCAGCGCAGCCGAGGCTCTCCCTGGCTCTACTATACGGTAAATTATTGAACTCAGCGTCGTTTAAAATTTGCACATGATAGGTTTGTTTCATAATTACTCCCTCATTAATAAAAACTCTTCAACGGTTTTATTATTTTTACTACAATTACAACGCTCACAAGCTATTTCTAAATTTTCATATTCATTTGAACCGCCACGACTTATTGGAATTTTATGTTCTACTTCATCTTTACCAAAAGGAATTGATTCTAAACATAAATAACAAGTTAATGTGCCATATTCTTTAATATTATCTTCGTATACCATTTGAACTACTTTTAATATTTCAGGATTCTTTCTTCCTCCACGTCTTTGAGAACCATAACATTTGTTTTTAAAATTCAACCAATCCCTATTTTTTTTAACATATTCACGATAGTATTCTTTATATCTTTCTGGATTCCCTAATTTCCACTTACGTCTGTATTCTATAAAATATTTTCTATTTTCTAAATTCTTTTTATGAATTAAATCTTTATGACTATTTCTATATTTCTTCCATCTCTTTAAACATTCTTCTCTGTGACTGTAATACCATTCCCTTGCCACTTTCCTACGATATTCCTTACCTTTTTCGCTATTTAACCATTTTTCTTGTCTTATCCTATTCTTTTCTTTAAAAATATTAGTCTTTCTATATTCCTTAAAATAATTTTTAGAATAATTTTTAATGTGTTCTTTATTATTTAATTTCCATTGTTTCATATAATCGGACTTATTCATATATTTTTCCTAAACGTCCTTAAAACTTTCTTCTTAAAATCCCATTGACGCCAATACGCCGTATCAACATTCTTAAAATTATCTTTGATGTATTTTATAAATCCGTGATAGTGCCTATGAATCAACCTCACATTATCAGGGTCTTTATTTGTTATCAGTTGAGCCAAATAAACAATATGCCCATCAGGATTATCTTCCAATACAGCCCAAGGGTCAGCATCAGTAAAATTCTTCTCATTATTGGTAATGTAAAATGTCAAAAATCCATGTAAAACACCATTTGAAACAAAAGGAATCAATCGTCCTTTTTCTAACATTTTTTCGTAGTATTGTTTGTGTTCGATTATCATGCCATCTGCTCGCATACAATATATAAAGAATATTTAGGGCTACCAGCTATTCCAGCAATAGCCGTCGCATAAGTAATAGCCACACCATTAACAGCTTCAATAAATGTACTCCCTGTTGAAGCATTATTTCCTGATAAATCAACGCTCGAAGCTGGCTGTACCGTCCTTGCCCCTTGGTCGTCACTCCAACCAATCGTACAGGTAAGTGTTCCTGTACCAGTAGTTGTCGTACACATATAAACTGAAACTCTGAATAAACCATTTGCTGAAGGCGTAAACAAGGTCTTAGTGGTAATCGCTGCCCCTTGACCTGTAGCACTAATAACATTGACTATCGTTGACTGCCCACGTCCTGAATTATTAAACTCAATAAATAACCACGCTGAATTTACATCATCCCAAAGGTATAGCCTTCTAGTCGTACCGCTGATATACATTAAATGCTCGCCCTGCTCACCTGTCCAAGTAGGTACAGTTGACACCTCTCTCATTTGGTATCTACCATTGTTGATGATACTTTGAATGGTATCTAAGACATCTACCAGAGAGAGGTCTTGACGAGTTCCTATGGTGAATTGATAATTTCCGATTTTCAGGAAACACCAACCTTTCTTGATAATTCTTCAAAACTCTTAAATTTAGTTTTCATGTGACAACTTCTGCATAAAGTAACTAAATTATCTATAGAACAATTTTCTTTATTATTATCTTTATGATGAATATCTAATTTTCTATTAAATTCCAATTCAGGAACTCCACATAATTGACATATAAAATTATCTCTAACTCGTACACGTTCTTTTAATTGTTTATTAAAATTTTGCGTATATCCTTTAATATTTTTACCTTCATATAACCAAAATGGTTCCTTTCCACCAGTCATTGCTTTACTATGATTTATACGTGCTTCTAAAGTAGGAACATTTCCAACACAATATTTATTTCCTTTAGACGCTTTACCAATTTTTTTCTTTGCTTGTTTTGTATGTTTCCACCAAGGTTTTCTTTGCGTACCTTGAAGAGTCTTATTATTCCTATTAAAAATATTCTGACATTCCCTATTACAGAAAAAATTAACAAACCTACCTTCATAACATCTTTTCTTAGATATTTCTTTATTACAAGTCTTACAATTAGTTTTAAATTGACTAAATGGTGGCATAATCAACTTGTCTGTCTGTCCTCAATTTCTGTCCCCAACGCCGTCCCAAACAAATCACACCCGTAAATCGTCCCTGCCAATTGCGTCGAATTATCCTGTATTTTTATCTGAAACATATTCTCTATAGTTCCAATATCTAAATCTATCGTAGAGCCAAAGGCAAAAGAATCGTTCCTGTCATAATTAAAAGTCTGTACCGAGTTCCAAGTTACGTTCCAATCGCAACGGTACTGAAAATTCATTGTCAACCCAACACCGGAAGAAATTTGTTTTACATACAGAAATAATTGAAGTAATTTAGTCAATAACCCTGCCGATTGAGGTCTAATCTTACCAGAAACCCAATAAGCATTTATAGCGGAACCGTCATCAGAGTTACCACTTTCCATTTGGTACATATATCCACTTTGACCTGAAGTATATAATATTTCTAATTTACTGGTTGAAATAGCAAATAGAGAACTTGCAAAAACTTGATTATCGTAAGGATAAATACCACCAGTTTTCCAGTCGTAAACAAAGGCGTATTTAACGGTAGTGTCCGAATTTAAAACACAATATAAAATGTATTCTGAAGTATCAGTCTTTGCAACAGCATGAAACAAATCTGTGTAGGTATAATTCATGTCTGAAAATGCTATGGGAGTATCAGAATCAGAAAATAAATCATTAGATTTTTCAGTTCCTAATTCATATATAATTTGAACATTATAACCATCAAAAATGGCTAATTTCTTGTCAGTGGTTAGAAAAAGTAAAACAGTTCCAATAGTTCCACCTAAATCAATTTCTTTAATTGTGTAATGGCTTGGACAACCAGTACCTAAAACAAGGTCAATTTGGAATGTAGGATTACTTCCAAGATAGGTTACACGAAATATTGAATATCTCTTAAAAACATACATTTTACCTTTAAGTATCCTTACCCCTGTAACAACATCACCGTCATTTGTATTAAAAGCAGTAAAAAATTGATTAGCCGCAGGCCAAGTAGTGTAATCATTAACAGCGGAAAATTGATACCCATTATTCTGTCCTCTTGGCGCAATAGCAAAACAATAATTCTGCCATACAACAATAAATTTACATAATGGGGCTGCCGAAACAACAGAAACGCTTGCACCAGATACTCCGCTAAATGAATAAAGCCCAATATCAGTATTAATTAATGCCGTTCCAGATTGCCAATCTGAAAATGTTAAAAATCTTGAAGAAGTTAATGCACCTGAAATACCTGAATAAGCTGCTGATGGAACTGTAAAATTAGAAGTCCATCGTGCTATGCCATTACTTATCCTGTATTCATCCATAGCTCCATTAAAATAGTTGGTACCTGTATTTTCATTGCCTATAACCAAAGTCCCACCAAAATCAGGAATTGAATTAGTGCCTATTGCAGTATTAACAGTATTTGTTGCCGCAACGCCATTGACAAAAAGATAAATATTTGTACCATATCTTACTAAAGCTAAATGTACCCAAGCGCTTAATGAAATAGCTGGAAAAGTAAAACTATAACTTGCTAATGTTACCCCTCCTGATACAACAGCAAAGTTTCCTGCAGTTGTTGAAGATAAATAAAAATACATACGATTATTGTTATCATTATTTGGACGATTATAATATAGCATTGCATTCTGATTTGCCGCTCCGCTTATTGCAACCGCATACATCCATAAATCAATAGTAAAATCATTAGCTCCAAATGCCCAATCAGCAGAATCAGGGATACTTAAATATCCTGTAGAACCATCAAATTGACAAGAAGCAGTACCAAATTTTGGATTAGCTGTATCTAAATCACAAGTACCATGGGCTGTAACTGTTTTTGGATTAACAGTTGATGAATCTGTAATAGTAGTAGATTCATCTGAACCATCCATGTGAAGCATCAAAACTGTATAAGAGTCAAAAGCCGTTCCAATATTTAAAGGTGCCCAAGAACCATTAGGCGTTCCTAATGAAGTCTTATTCATTCCATATAAAGAAGTTCCAAAAACTCCAATTATTTGAGATTTAGAACTAAAATCAAACATGGCATACCCAACATTCCCAAAAGCTCCGGAAGTAATATAAACTTCAAAACAAGCATTATATTGAGTTTCTGAAGTCCATGTCGTTCCGTCATAATGGCTCATTGAACCATTGGGATAAATAACGTCATAGTTATCAACCCCCCAATTAACATAATTACTCGAACTAATAGAAAAAGAACTTTTTAAGACAATATGATATTGAGTTCCTGCGACAAGTGTGGGATTAGTTGCAAATGTAAATTTAGCCCATCCATAAGACGTTGTTAAAGTGGTTACATCAAAATTAGCAGAATCACCATTTGTTACTGATGTACCAGAAGGAACTCCACCGCTATCAGTTTCAATAGATATGGTGATATTACCCGTAGGTGCACCTGTTTTTTTCAGCCACAATCTTATTGAAGTAACTGTAGAAGATGTCTTTGGTTTAAAACCTTGAGAAATATTTGTGTTTGTTGCGGTATCACGCCACGTATGGTCAAAAGTTTGATACCCTGGAGGGTAAAAAGCGTCTAATCCATCTGAAGGAACTTGTGAAGAATTTACCTTTGAAAAACCACCTCTTTTAACTAACCTATTCTTCATCCCTGAAGTATGCCAATTCTTCATGTTAGGGCTTGAAGTCAAAGGCATAATAAGGATAGGAGTTCGGGTATCCTGTCCACCTGAAAAATCGTTAATTAGCCCAACTTGTGATTTTAACATTTATTGAACATTCTTATAATCCATCATTGAAACGCCACGAGAAGTGTTTATAGGAATAACTGGCTTACCAATACGAGGAGTCCTACCCTTTTCATCATCAGTCCTATCAGCAGAATCCAAAATCTTTTTGGCCTTTGCTTCCCATGCGGCCATAGCATCTAAATCTCCTTGCTTGCCAAGTAAATCTGAAATGGCAAAATAAACAATAGCCAACTGTTCAGAAGTGTCTGGAACATCAGGAATATCAGTATCATTGACTAATTCGATAGGTTTTTTAATGTAGTCAAAATTGATATCTACAGCTTGAGTGATAAATGAACTGGAAGGAAGAGGCGAAAATTGTATCTGTAATACACCAGTTACCTTTGTTATCCTACAACTTTCAGGAGTTCCTACAATGGTATTATTGACTATATTTGCCCAATGTTCATCATCAATAACGTCTATTTCTAATCTCTCGCCAGCTAAAACATACCAACAAGAAATAATACGGTCAAAATCAGGTGCGGCTGTAAGGATGTTGTAGGCTTGAGTTGATGCAACGGGAACTAATGAGGATTCTCTTTTTAATATTTCCCAATTCCTTAAACCTGCTATGCGACGTACAGCGTCCTTAACCGCCGTCTGCGCTTTGGTCTTGGAATTGGTGATATTGTTTACGTTGGCATAGTCTTGGACTCTGCCATAAAGGTCACTGTACTGTAAACCGTAAGAGGGAGACATATTTAAACATCCGAAGTATGTTCTTTAATAACTTGGAAAATCATATTCAATTTAGAAATTTTGTTCTGTGCTTCCATTGTCAAAACTTCCAAATTTTTTTCTTTACCAGTATTGGACTTAATCAAATCCTCATGGTTCTTAATAGTTTCATTGGCCTGTAACAATCTATCATTGGCCTCTATATCACGTTGATTAGCCCTTGTAAGTTTATCCTGGGCATCTTTCATCATCTCATCAATAGTATCTTTTGTATTCTGGATTGCAGCAGTTTTTTTAGCATTAAGAGCTATAATCTCTTGAGTTAATTTATCTCTTTGAGATTCCAATTCTTTGAGATTATTTGTCAACGTCTGCTGTTGATTTCTTAAAGCTCGTACTTCCGAATCTAATTGTCCAACGGCTTCGTCTAAAACTGAACTAAAACTTTTTCTGTCCATACGACACCTCTTTTTTAGATAAAACTGTTTCTTTCTTAATAGTCCCAACTTCTTGCAAAGGTTCTTTAGAAACAGGTCTTTCAACCGCTTCAAATTCAAAACAATTTGGAAGTGTGAAAATAAAATCCCTGACAACCTGTTCTGTAATATCTAAGGTATGATTGTTTTCAGGAGTAAAATTAAATGGTCTTCTACCATAGGTTACCCTCAAATGTGTTCGTCCTCCCTTATAATGAACTAAAATAAAGCACCTTCCTTTCTAATCGCTGTTAACAACCCAAACAAAACTATCGCTGTCCCCGCCAATCGGGGGTAGTCCATAAAACTATACCCAAAACCTACGATTGCTAAAATTAGACACGAAGTAAATAATGCTAATTTTTCTGAATTTCCACGTGGAATTCCAATAAACTTACTCCCAACAAAAAACAAAAATGCTATTAATCCAAATATCCCAATCGCATTAAAAACTTCTAAATAAATACTATAAGGGTCTGTAAATTTAGGTGCAAAATTAGGGTCATTTACAAGAGGACTTTTGCCTATAAAACTAAAAAGACCTATCCCATTCCCATGAAACCAATGGTTGATTCCTGTTAAAAGTGCATACTTCCAAGCGTCGAAACGTATACCTAACTTTTCAAAATGTCCCCATAAATAAAATCCTGAAATAACCAAAAAAACTTGCCATATCGGAATTGACTTTATCCGAAGACCTTTTTTATGTAAAAAATAAATCATCCCCGCCACACCGGCTACCAAGGCGGTTGCTGAATTTGCTAATAACAAACCAACGACAGGTATGATAGTTAGCCAAGGATTTAACACAAAGCATATAGGCAACGCCAATGCCTCATAAATCCCTAATTGTGTCTTATAGCCCATCAGTCCAATAATTTCACCTTCTTTAAACTGTAAAAAAGGAATATGAAAAAACTGTAAAATAGAAAAAGAGGTATTGATAAAAGAAACAAAAGCAATAACCATAAAAAAATACCGTATGTTCTTAACATCTGCACATACCGAAACAAGATAGTAGAGTAAAAAACCTAAAAAAACTGTTGGGAATATTTTTATAGTTATTGGATACGCCCATACATTCAAAAAACAAATTAACAATAACCATCTAATCCAATCATCACCGAACAACCTCTTTGGTTTGTCAAATAATGAGGCTATTACCAATAGAATAATCCCATACATAAAAATCTGACGCTGTACAACTTCCAATCCATTTGAAAAAAAACCAAACTGATACCACTGAAGCGTAGCTAAAGCAGGAACGCTTAGAGGTAAAAACAAAATCGGAGAAATTAAAAGTAATAATCCAAGAAAAATATTAAACATTAATCGTAAGCTATAATTAGAGTTCCGTTAGTAACAATGGCGTATATCCCAAGTGTTGTTTGTACAGGCTGGTTTCCATATCCTATAAAAACACTATTTCCAGATACAGATTGTGCACCTTCTGCCATAATTCCAAGACCAGTTTGAGAACCGCATTGACCAACATCATTAATAGCACTATCACAAATAGCAAAAGTACCATTAGCTGATGTTGACTGAAAACTCAAACTATAAATCTCACCTTGGGAACCCTTAATCAATGTGTTTGTAGAAACAGTTTTATAGGTAAATTTAATTTTGTTACCTGGAGAACCAAACCAACTTTCAGAGGCTATGCCATTCGCACAAAATCCTAAAAATAAAATTAAAAACAAAATTTTCTTCATATACGTCTCCTGAGAATAGGGCAGGGAAGCCCATCTCCATGAACTAACCCTGCCCTATTAATCATCAATAATATCCTACAGTTAAGTTTGCTGTAGTGGTAATGACAACCAACCCATTATTAAATTGAATCCCATTGTCCCCAAAGTCAATATAACCATTCGGAGCAATAGAACCGTATTGGGTAGCTTGTCCACCTTCAACCATGATATTTGTGATTGAATTATCAACACCACCGAAATTAGTGGCATTATTAATACTACTTGCGTCATGGATTGACCACACCGCATTTGCTGAACCTGCATTACCGCTGATATACCTTAAATAACCGCCATGAGCGACAATCAAGGTATTCGCAGAAGCAGCATATCCATATTTCAACGGAATCGTCCTGTTATAGACGTTAACATTAGAACTGCTACTTGTGTTCTGTGCGTTACTTAATGAAGTAAAACCAACTCCAATCAGCACCGCAAGGAACAAACTAAACAATAATTTTTTCATAGTTTTCTCCTTTTCGATTAGACGCTAATTGGGTTATCGGCATAAGCCTTCATTATCAACATGTTAACTGCTGAACCTGCGCTGTTTTGAATCACTGACTGACCATAAACAGCGGCAATACCAAGACCATTCTCAAAAGATGAACCATCAGGGAACTTATAGTCATACCCTTGAGTAATAGGTACTGGTTTCATGCCCCAACCACGAACAGCAATTTCAGCACCGAACCCAACGATTGTGGATACGTTACGTTGTGTTACCAACGCACCGATAGCATGGGTGGCGGCAGTTGTACCATTAAAACCACGAGAACAACCTGCAAACTGATAGGTTGTACCGGATAATGTACCTGCTGTGATGCTGGTATAAGAAATTTCCTCGGAATCAACACGAAGATAATTCGTACCAGATGAGGCAAACATCAGTCCAAGATTCTTCTTTGTTCCAACCACGTCAAAAGTCAAAGTGCTGTCACCTGAACCTGCGGCAACAGTCAACCTAACTTCAGGTCTTAAAGGAGTACCTTGGATGTTATTACCAGACTTTTTGCCTTTATGGGTGTATATGATAATGCCGTTATACATACCCAAAGCACCGATAAAGAGATTATTCTCTTTGCTACGAGGTGCAGCATCCCTTTGAGCCTGTGCCCAAACGGGGTCGCCCTTTAGCCAATACTCATCAACTTCAGAGATTACGCAACCATAATACTCTTCCTGACCATCTTCACCATCTTGACGGATAGGAATGGCTGTCCTCTGAAGTGCCAGCTTTAAACGGTCAATTTCCTCAGTCCCGAAATGGTCGTTAGTACCAAGTCCAAGCTGAGTAGTTGCCGCACCAGCGTAAATCGTATTGGTGGCATTAGAGATAATGGAGTTAAACATATCGTAATCCATCTTACGAGCCAACCAGTCAGATAGTTCTGTTCGGATTGTCTGAGCGATATTGAAATTAACCCTCTTTTCCAAACTCTTTGTGTACGCAATAGCGTTTCTTAACCAATCAATAGTCAACGTGAATTGACTTAAAGCTAACTGGTCTTCGTTTCCTTGCAACACAGATTCACCAGTAACACCTGCAGAAAATAATTGAGAAACGCAATTAAATTTAATGGTATCGCCAGGTTTCTTGGTGAAGTCCTCGTTTATAATAATCGGTTTACGAGAACCTTCCTTACCTTCAAATCTCTTGCCCCAAAATGCGTGTCTTATCGCATCTGCACGAAGCCTCTCAGTCCACCAAGAAGGAATAGCGTTCTGTAATGGCCCTGAACCGCTATTATAAAGCATATCGTTCAAGGTATCACCACGCTCATTCAATAGGCGTAAGAAGAGGTATTTCATTAAATCATTCATATTTCACCCCTTAATTTAAACAGTTAGACCCACTTGATGCTGTAAATCATAAGCATCTTTCTCTTCAGAACTCATTTTGTCGTATTCCTCAAAGCTAAGTGATTTCTTCCCGCTACCACCAGCCGTACCCTTACCTTGGATTGCACCTAACTTGGTCTTTCCAAAATTAGGGTCAACTTTAGACCTTTTCTGTATAACTGCATAGGCTTCTGCTATTGCCTTATACTCTGCATCAGGTCTTGTATATCTTTTGAAAGTACCATCTGCATTAAATTCAGCATAATCTTTAGTCAGAATGTCATTTGCAATTTTATACAAAGGACTGTTAGCGTTGAATTGACCATCTTTAGTAGCCAATTCATACTCCCCGCCAAATTCAGAAATAGCTTTTGCCCTTGCATTTGTTACTCCTGAATTGTAATTGGACATAAAGGTATTGTTTTCGTTATACCTTTGGAGAGCCGAATCAATTTGCTTCTGAGTATAAACCTTTAACGATTTCTTAAAATCAGGATCATAACCTTCAAGCAATTTTTCAACATCTTCATCTGTTTGTTGAGTCTGTTGAGATTGTGCTTTAGGTTTCCATGATTTTGTGTTGTGATCATATTCAGCGAACTGCTTTAACGTGTTTGCAAGCGGCGCTACTTGACCCTGACTATCCGTATATCGTTTTTTATACGGGTTATCATCAGCTTCCCAATCTATAGTTGGCTGTTCAGCTTTTTCGATTGGGTTTCCGTTTGCATCTAATTCTTGTTCTTCTTCCGTTCCTGGCTGTTTTGCCATGTGAATCTCCTTGTTAGGGGTTGATAAAATAAAAACGGCGTACTGGATTGTTAGTCCAATACGCCGTCGCTTAGAGCGGTGGTGCGTTAAATTAAATTATCGTTCTTCGCCTACAAATTGAGTAGTTTCCATCTTAATTTTTTGTGAAACTTTCCCCTCATGGAAATCAAGTATCAATCTTCCAGTAAAACCTTCTTCAATTAACTTATTTATAAAAATCATTATTCCGTTAAACGTCATGTCTTCCCCAATACTTGCTTCTCATCCATAGCATCTTGTTCTTCTGGAGATAATTTCATATACTGTTCTTTATCGGGTTGTGGATTATCACCACCTAACTTTTGCAATACAGCATCAAGTTTACTGTTAATCTGTTGAATCATTTGCATAGCTTGTGCCAATGGGTTTTGTGGTGGCTGCATCCCTGGCTGTCCTTGTCCTGGCATCATACCTGCTTGTCCTTGTCCTGGAATTATCGGTGGCATAAACTCTCCTATTTACTTTTGGCCTTATCTTCAAAAGTTGATGGTAGACGTTTTACTTCACGCCAAACACATAATGCTAACTGTAATTTTTTGAGGTCTTCACCATTTAATGTAGCATTTTCAGTCATTTGTTTCACGATGTTTTCTATCTTTTTATCAACCGCTTCTGAATATATCTTCCATCCCTTACTGTTAGAAATTTCTAACCAAGAGACATAACCTTCTCGTGCCTTCAATATTTTTTCAGCACGTAATTGTTTCTTCTCAAAGAATTTACTTAGAGGGTTTATCATATTTCATTTCTCTCAAACACCAAGTACCGTCCTCTTTCATCAGAGCAACATTATCTCTATCCAGAAAAAATGCCATAGCTTTGGTGCTTCCTCCATAACATCCCCACCACCATGAAACTTTACACAATCTATTTTGATTTACTCTTTTCATTAAACACTCGCACCAACCTCAGAGCCTTTAGACTTCTCGATATGCTCTACCAATGCCTGTAACAACGCTTCTTCAGGTGGAATCTTAATCCCCGCTTTTGCGGCCATCTGGATACGACCACTTGGCGGAAGGTCTTTAAAGTGCATAGACTCAGCAGGTTGTTTAATAGAAACCGAAGGATTCTCCTTAGTACCTTTGGAAGCCTTCTTATTTTCAATCATTGCTTGAATTGAAGCGGCTAACATACTCAGTTGCATTTTAGTTTGCTTCTCTTGCATGATTTCCTGCTCAGGTTTCAAACGAATATTACGGGTATCAGTAGACATAAAATAATTTCTTGTCACATCAAGCATTGTCTGTTCACTAATGGCAGGGTTTTTACCAAATGAGTTCATCACCAACGTATAATTAGCCATTGCCTGTTGCTGTTCCATTTGGCGATTGATATTTGAAGAATTTCCAACCGACTCATAATCAAAATTACCCTGCCAATAAGCCTTCCTGATTGACTTAAAAGGATTTTCCTTATCACCCGTCAACTGATAAATAAAATCATCATCCAAAAATTCCGCATTAAGGCTTACGATAAACTCAAACAAATCCTCATTCACATCCTGTAAAGCACGAATCATATCATCAAATTTAACATTACCTTCACCAATGACTGAAGAAATACCTCCATATGTCCTATTGGCCGCTAACCCGCCACCATCAGGTTGAGAATAGTCCATAACACCAAATAACTTTTGTACCATGCTCAATAGGAAATTCATCTTCTGAAATTCCATTGCGGTATTATTTGGAAGTTCCAAAACTTTATACCCATCAGGATTGCTTGTCTTCCATTCAACACCAGGGCCAAAAGGATTCATTTCTTCTTCATGGTCTTCTGGTGTAATGATAGGAGGGTTATTATTAATAGAACCCCTATCAACATCCTGGTTAAATGTTGCGTCAATCATATCCCTCAAACCAACAAGAAATTCAGGAACACCTTTACCAAATGGTTTTCCTTCCATTGGGATAATTTGATAATGGAAAAATGGACGTGAGGCAGTAGGAGACAAAAACCAACACAAAATAATTTTATATTCTGGTATAACAAAAGCTACAATCTCTTCATCTTTATCGTCTTCATCAACATCATATTCTCCATGAAATTCATAAACTTTTATTTTCTGCCTCATGGCTTTCTGATGGTCAGAATGTTTCTCAATTATTTTTTGCCATAATTTATCAAGAGCTTCTTTACTAAATTTACCATCTTTAGGGTCTCCCTCACGTCTCGCAAACCAATCATAAGTCCTCTCATAAGTATCACATATCCAAGGCCATTCATCTATTTCTGGACTATTAGCATCTTTTGGAATAATCAATTCTTTAATAGTCCTGCCATAAATCATCGGCCCTTCGTAAACTGTTTTCTCTTCCTGTTTCTCGTCTTTAACAACTTCAGGAATTGTACCAAGATTATCTATCGGTTGTTTAGGAACAAAATCTTCTTTTACCTCTATTGGCTTACCAGTTGTAGGGTCAATTAACAATTCACCCGTCATTGGATGCTGTAAATTACGAATGACTTTATTAAACGGCCTTGTCTTTTTCTCCCATACAACTTTAGCAAACCCATCACCTTCTATAATAACGGTCTTAAAAATCAATTTCATCCTGCGATAAATCTTAATCATCCGTGTCAGTTGATAATTAAGAGCCTCTTGAACGATAGGAGCTTTAGGAATATCCTGCGGATTGGTAGTAGAAATCCACGCTACAGGTTTAACGCCATAACAAACCTTCAAAAAACGAGGCAACAATCCTTCAATGGTAAAAGCGTCTATCGGTATTCCAATATCCGCCGCACCGTCCCAAGGGCTGTCTTTAGGGTTCTTCTTAGGGTCTTCACCCCAACCTAATAGTCCTGAAATAGAACGCTTGGCTTCATATCGCTTGGAATATTCCTTGACTTGTTCAATGCGAGGTTGCTGGAAGGTAAGAGACTCTTCAACCTCTTTAATGATAAAATCTCTAAGTTTATTTTCTTTTTCTTCAGTGAGTTTCATTTCTTAGCCACAACCCATTGTTCCCCTGCTGTAGATACCTTAGTAACCGTAACTTCAGGCACAGGGTCAGTATTAACTATTACAGGAAACTCCGGTGCTGAAGCGTAAACATAAATATGTTGAGCACCAAGAGCATCATTCTCAATATTTATTGCTTTTATATTCCAACTTTCTTTAATTCCAAAAACTTCTTTGAAATATCTTAGGCTGTGTTTAATTTTTCCTGCGTTTATCATTATTGGAGGCATTACTTCTTCCCTCTCAACCTATTCTTCAAATACGTCAATGGCCCCTGTCCTGGGACAACTATCTTAGGCTGTTCGACCTTCGGTGGTTTAGCTTCCTTAACAATCTCTTTGCAATACTCAAATATCCCGACCGCCCTAATCTTGTCTGACCAAAACTCCATAGTACCGTCAACTTCGAGTTTTCCGTTTCGTATCCAAATCTCAGCCACCTTAAACGTATCTGATGGTGGTAGCGCAGCAGGTTCTTGCTCTGGTGGCAATGGTTCTTTTACTTTTCCGTTGTCTGGTGATTCTGACATAATTCTCCTTTAGTAACCTGCCAATCCTTTAAACCTTTTCTTTTCTCTTGGCAAACCATATCCGTTAAACTTCTCTTTAAAAGGCTGTTCCATCCGCACCTGTCCCGCAATCGCACGAGCCATAATCAAGTCATCTGCTTTACCCTTCTCCGCCTCCGGCTGACCACGTTTGATATTATTAACAAAAGTCCAAGCCTGAGCAATAATATCTTTATCCAATAAATCAGTAGAATGGTTTTCAATCTCCGAAGCCAACTGCGCCAGCATCTGTGGACGTGTAACAGAGTTCGTATTCCAACCCAAGTCCTGCGTCTGTTCCACAAACCCACGCTTCGTCTTAATCTTACGGTACACCCGTCCATAATTCTTATACAACCCCTGATTGACTGAGTAACCATAGCCTTTACTTTCGCAAGCGATAATCGCATCGTTATAAAAATGGCCTATTTTAATCAAATCTTCTTCGAATCTATCGGGCGGGATATTGTGGTTATATACGCATGACGTCCTGTTCGTTTTCTTGTTAATAACAACAGCCGCACTTTTGTCCCCTTGCTCCAGTCCTTCAGCAGGGTCACCCGCGACAACGTATTGTCCTCGTCCAGTAGGGAATTCATAAACTCTAAACAAGCCTGTATTGTCTTCACGCCAGACATATTTCCCACTCTCCTTAACAATATTCCCCACCGACAACGGTTTAATAGATTCCTGCCGCCCTAAAGCCTGTTTGTTAAAGAAGTTGTCTCCGGTCGAGATGAAGGCTGTCTTGGGACAGTCAGGAAATTCCTGGTTGAACTGCAAAATATTCCTGTTACAGTTATTAACAATACACCACCGACGCCACATAATCTGCGATGTACTTAACCCATACTTCTCCCGCAATACAGACTCATCAATTAAAAAATTCTCCCTGTCCGTCGCCGTCGAAAACTCAATCGCATCTACTGGATAATCGCCTTCAAGTCTGTACTCTGATACCTCAAACCACGGGATAAAGAAACATTCCCAATCGGTAAGACCCTGGCGTGATGCCTCCTCAACAGAAACCCACTCGTCATAAAACTGGTTCATACCATTCGCTGTCGTTTCCCCTATGATAAACGTAAACGGCAAATTAGGAACCGCCTGGTTAATCCCCAACATCAAAGTCTTCAAGTCCCTGAACCGGCTAACCTCCGACAAATGCACAAACCTAAAAGTGAACTTCCGTCCCGCCGAAAGATTATCAGAAGTGTCTATCAAAATCTGTGAGTGTATATCAGAAAATTCAAGTTTCTTCTCGTTACTATGTTTTGGCAATGGCCTCAAATGTTCATCCAACATCTCCTGAAACAATTTCTGCATACCAAAAAGATAATTCGCACCGTCAATATCATCAGCCACGACCAAACTGTTGACCGCCTCACGTTGTGAAGTCACCGCATACTCAATGGCCTCTATCAAAGTACTTATCCCAGTCTGCCTCGCTTTCAAACACCATATCCGTACCGGCCTCTTGTGCGCCACCAACTCCCGTATCCTGACCAACAAACGCTTCTGCACCGTATTTAACTCCAAACGTCGCAACTCACCCGCCTTTGTCTTTATCGTCAGATACCCTTCCTCCACCAACCGCAACGGGTCGTCTACCATCAACGCTTTCTCGGCGGTCTTTAGCTCTTCGTCGGTCATAGCATGTAAAGTCTCTACGCTCATACGTCTTGCACCCCACTCGACGATGCACTCGACGATACCCTATTCGTCCCAACCATCCTGCTCACCCTCTGTATAATCTCATTTCGCTGCACCACCGTAAGATTGTAATTATTAGTATCCCCACCCTCGTCCTTCTTAATATGACCCGCTAACTTCAACAACAACTCGCTCGCCATCAACTGCACCCTGTCATTAGGCCCTAACTCAATAACATCCCCGTCCCTGTCCTTCACCGTTACCACCGAATGAGTCGCTATCCGATACAAATTTTCATACAACTTTAACAACGAAACACCAGCAAGAACCATGTACTCCGACGGATTCTTGCTCCCTATCACACTCAACGCTTCTTTTATAATTGTTTTTTCTTCGGATGGGCTAACTAAAGAAGATTGGGGATTTTCTTCCATGCTAATATATTCTTACAAATCAAAATTTTGTCAAGATGAATTTAAGATTAATTTAACATTAAAATATATTTTCTAAGAAAACATTAAAAAAATTTGTCAAGAGAAAAGGGAAGTTTAGGGAAGAAAAGGGATGAAATAATCAAAATTGAAACTCAAAAAATTGGGAAAATTCATGTGAGGGTATTAGGGATAATTATAGAATAATCTCCAGCCCCACCCCCTGGGGGTCTGGAAATCATGAAACATAATATAATATCGTGGAACACATTAACTACCATATAATACGTGTTATGTTAAGTACGCACACATAACGCTAAGCACCATGGCATGACCGTCACAACGTGGAGCGGGCACTCCACAATACAACCAGTTTATAGGGTGAAGTGGTGTATATTATATCTATATAATGCACGTTACTACACGCCTTACATCAAAATAACCTTCCTTATATAATAGCATTACACGCCTTATACGCCTTACACGCCTCTTTTCTTTAATAATAATAAAAAAATAGATATAGGAAAGAGAGAGTATAAAAATATCAGACTACAATGGCAAAACACGCCACGTGCAGGCGTGTAGGCGTGTAATTTTTAGTATTACTTGACAAGAATGGCAAGAAATATTTGGTGTCCGTTGGTGATTTTATATAAAATAATACTTGACAAGATTGACAATAGTGCTATACTATTAATAGATGAAGGTTAGGACAACAATAACAAGGAGGATACAGATATGACAATAACAATACAATATGCACAAACAATCACCAAGCAAGCCGGAATCAAACAGAATTATCAATCAAGATGAATTAAAACTAATTAGAATCTAACCACAACCAACAAAGGGGAAAATCCATGACAGCCAACACAATTAAAACCACAGAATCAAACGAAGTAAAGGCATTGAGAATGTATTTTGAATCACAGACTGCAGACCGTGAACCATTAGCAGACCGCATACAAGAGGCACAAGACCTTATTGATAACGGCGATTATATGGTTCTCACGGATGAAGAGGCAGACGAAAAAGCAAAGGATTATATTTTAGAATCTGTTTGGGCTTTTAATTATGATTTTCTTTGTGCCCATAGCGAAGCAATCGCAGAGATACCAAAAAAGGAATATGAACAGATGGCTGGTAAACTTTGCGAATCATTTAATAAAGCAGTATTGGCCATGATACCAGATAAAGAGCATTTTGTTAAAGATGCTATCTTGGCAGATGGCAGAGGTCATTTTCTTAGTCCGTATGATGGTCAAGAGAATGAAATTAAAGTAGGTAAAGAGTATTATTTTATCTACAGACAAAATTAAAGAGGCTGTCAAAGCCGGTGGTCATCAAGACACCGGCTCCCCTTGGACACTTAATCAACAGGAGGCAAGGCAATGACTAAAACAAGCGCAGAGGCGACTAAGAGGCCGTGGCCACAACCAGAATATGATAATTACGGCAATGGAAGTTTTTATGAATGGTGGGAAATTGAAGAAGTAGGGAAAATTCCATTAGAAGCCAACGCCCTCTTAATCGTCAAGGCCGTCAACTGCCATGATGAGCTGGTGGAGGCATTAAAATCTTTATGCGATATACTTCCACTTGATTTTACACATACACCCGATTGTTTAAAAATTTATCAAAAAGCGCAACAAGCCCTCTCAAACGCACAGGCCAGATAAGGAAAGGACACCATGCTAATCTCATATCATAACGACAAGAAAATCAAAGCGAAGTACATTAAACGAGTTAAAAACCACAGGTTAGCAGACGAACTAATCCACGGCAAAGGATGGGATGGAACTAAGGGATGTGCAGTAGGATGTACCTTAGAGAAGTACGAACATTCAGCCTATGAAACAGAATTAGGCATTCCAAGAGCCGTTGCGCGATTAGAAGATGTTATTTTTGAAGGCTTGCCTATGGCAAAATCAATGCTATGGCCGGAAAGATTTTTAAAAGCTGTGCCAGTAGGGGCTGATTTAACAATGATATGGCCTAAATTTACTTTATGGATTTTGCAAGATGTTATTCAACATGCTAAACCAAAAGGTAAATTAGCTATTCAAACAGTTATTTTATTGTTTCAAAGATGGTTAGATGGGAATAAACCATCAATAGATGAATTTAAAAAAGCCCGTGCTGCTGCTGATGCTGCTGATGCTGCTGATGCTTATGCTGCTGATGCTGCTGATGCTGCTGCTGCTTATGCTGCTGATGCTGCTGCTGCTGCTGCTGCTTATGCTGCTGCTTATGCTGCTGCTTATGATGCTGCTTATGCTGCTGCTGCTTATGCTGCTGATGCTGCTGTTTATACTGCTTATGCAAAACATAAATTCTGGCTTAA